AACCTATTATTCCTGTAATTTTTGATAATCCTAAATTACATAGTGGTTATACCCCTATCATATTAAGTAATTTCACTAATGATTTATGGGATAATTTTATCCCACCTTTATTAGTATCATCCAATACTCAAGGATTTGGTAGTGAATTTATATCTCATATAATAGATAAATATAAAACTACAATAGCTAGAAATTTTAATAAAGAAGACCGTAAAACTTCTGCTAATAATAATGATGCAGGAATTTATGATCAAGCTAATCTAGGAAAGATATGGTTCTTGTATGAATCGGAAATAATAGATCAACCTATTTATAGTACTCCTATTGAAGGAATGACTTGTCAACAGTATCCTATGTTTAAAAAAGCAGAATATAGAATATTTAAATTCAATAATAGAGAATATTCTATAATGACATCAACTTTAAGAAATGGTACTCTTGATCCTATATATATTGATAAGGGATTCTCTAATATATATCAACCATCATACGGATATTTTCCTATGTTTGGTATGAGATTCGTATAAAGGTAGGTATTATTTATGAAATTATATAAATTATATAATAAATCGAAAGAAGAAATATCTTTTAAGATTACTAAAGAGAATATTATTGATACTAATAAATATTCAAGAAGTGGTGTATCTTTAGATATAGATAATTTAAATGATATAGATACTGATTTAGATAAAATATTAGTAGATGTAAATAATGGTAAATATAATATTAATATAGCTGATCCTATTACTTTTAAATCAAGTACTAGATATAATAGAGGTGATATTGTTAAATATAAAGGTCAATTATTCATGGCTAGTCCTAATGGAAGACGTACAACAACAATGACTCCTCAAATGTACTGTAGTGATTGGATTGCTATAACAAATCAAATAGCTCCTAAAAAAATAGGAATTGATATGGCTAAATCAGATATGGTTAGACAAATCAATGAAGAAGAATTTGGTAGTTTATTATTTAAATTACCTGAAATATTATCTAATGGAAATTATTATGATTATTTTAATGATGGTGATTATTTTACATTAATGGGTAATGATGGTGTTAATTATACTATGAGAATAGAATATAGAGAATGGTATAATTCTCATTTACGAGAGAGATATATTAGAGTAGATGCTATTAGTGATGAATTAATACCAACTATAAAACTTAATGTAAATAATACAATGGAATCTCCAAGATTATCATCTCTAGTTACTACTAATAGTATTTCTATAAGGGATATTTTATATGGAGCTTATAATCAATTAAAAAACTATTATGATACTAATTTTACTGATCAGGAAATTACTAAAGCATATGGTGATATGAATGGTTGTAAATATGGTAATGAGAAATTATATACAAAAACTAAAGATTCATATATTTACAATATATCAGAATTAAGGTATACTATAATATCTGATAGATTCGATCATATTATATGTTATAATATGGGTCATTTATGGTTACCTAATGAGAAAGAAATATTTGGTAGAAGATATAATTCATTAACTAATTATAATGAAGTACAATTCGATCAATATAGTATGTTAGATTCTCATTATAAGAGAGTAAAAACTGTTGGTGGTACTCCCAAACCATGGATTACTAATAGTATATATAAAACAACATCACATCCTATTATTATAGATGAATATGGTAGTGAAGTTCCTATTAATCTTTATAATAATAATTATAATAAAGATGTATATATGCCATTATGTGTTACGTTAGCTACATTCAAGAAATAATAATTAAGATACATAGATTTTCTCTATGTATCTTAACTTATTTTATATTTCTTTAGTTTTATTTTATCTTTACTCACTCCTATATCTTTATCTACTAGATTATAATAGATATTAGTATTATTATAAAGATATTTATTCTTATTCAATAACTTCTTAAAATATTCTATAGTAGTAGGTTTATTATTCTTATTATTAAATATTTCATCATTATCACTAAATATATTTAAATTCATATTACTACCAATAAACCCTATATTATTCAATGTATTTAATACAGATAAATATTGTTTTCCACATACTGCAATATTCAAGTCATTATTAGTATTATAATTCAAATTTTTATAAGCAGATAATATATCCAATACTCCCTCGGATAAGTTAATATTAATATTTTCTTTAGTAAATATATCAATACTATTTTCTATAGAGTAAAATAATTTACATCCTCTACTCTCTTGAATAACTGGATATTTAATCCATTTATATTGTTGCTTATTAGTAATATCTCTGAATAATATATATGCTCCACCAAATGATAAAAATCCTATATAATTATTTTCTATATTATGACATATATAATTATCCATAGTAATTTCTTTAATATTATTATATATTAAGAAATCTCTTAATGAAGTTATTATTTTAAATCTACTAATATCTTCTATAGATAAGTTACACCCTAATCTATTCTCTATATATCTAATTTTACTATAATCTTTAATCTCTGGTAGTTTATAATCAAAATTTACTATAATATCATCTTCTAAGAATTTATGTCCTTTTATTTTATCACTAGTTTTATTTAAAGTTACTATATTAGATTTTAAATTAATATCATTAATATTCATAGTTAATAAAAATGAATCATCTACTATTCCACTTTCTTCACATTTAAAACAATGATAAACCATAGGTAAATTATCTTCAGGATTTACTCTAATATAAAGATGACCTGTATTTAATTTAGTTCTACTATCACCGCAAAAAGGACATCTTGTTTGATATTCTACTTCATTAACTTGTCTTATATATTCTCCTCTACTATAGAGAGAATCTATAAATGATTCTTTAATTTCTTTATTAGTCATAATTTTAATTTTCCTATAATAAAAAAAGAATCAAGATTAAATGTCTTGATTCTAATTTAATACTTAATCTAATAATCCATCAGGTAACTTTATTTCAAGCTCCCTTTCGATACATACCAGCATTCCTACGAATATCTTGAAATATTCTTTATCAGGATTTTGTACCAACAACTTCCATGAATTATTATTCCATGAGAATCCGATGTTACCCATAGATATATTTCCACTATGGTCATTATCATCAGTCTTATATTCTGATACTGAACACCTATGATGGTTATCATTCTCTACAAAATCGAATTCATATTTACATGTATGATTCTTTTTATCAACATTACCTATTCTAAAGGTATTCTCAATAGTTCCAATAACAGCATCTTTTATGTTTAACATAATTACTCCATTCTTCCCGTTAAGTCGATAGATCAACTAATATTATTATTTGTCACTACATAAATGATATATAGATATAATATAAAATCAATTATCGAATTTCTGGTTCTATATGTATCTTATTAAATTCTTTCCATACTTTATATATATTATATTCATTATCAATCATTCTTATATTAATCATATACCCAGTTAATGATAAGATTGTATTTAGATCTAAATCAGTAGTAATCATTAATGTATTCATTTTATGATCTATTAAATCTAATATACTCTTTATATTTTCTTTATTTGCATATACCTTATTTACTTTTGCTAATGGATAATACATATTAATGTAATTATCTACTATCTTTTCTCTCTTCTCACTAAAGTGACCATATAATACTAATTTTAATTCTATATCAGTTTTTATCAATTCTCTATTAGGTTCATTGAATGTTACTATTCTATAATCGTTAATAATATAATCAAAGAACATATATCTTCTTAATGCACTCATGAGAAATTCATATCTATCAGATAATGATCCAATTCTGTCTTTAATATCAACTCTAGTATTTATAAAATATACAGGGACTGCATCATTACCATGTATAAATTTTATTTTATTCATCACGTCATTTAAATTTGATTTATCAGTATCAATACAGACTAAAAAACTCTCTATCTTATTTTCTATGGATACTGATAATAAAAAAAGATTATTATTCATTTTACTAAATTTCCTTTCTTATTTTAAATATTACCAATTAGTAGTAATTAAAATAAAAAAAGATAGAAGAGTATTCATCACCTCCTTACTTCTATCTTTTAAATCTGGATTACTTCTTATCAAAGTAATCCTTTGCCTTAGAGATTTCTCTAAGACCTTTAATCACTACAGCTCCAACACTTGCATATACAAGTAAATCTTTTCCACTTTCCTTTAAAACCTCTACAACAACCTTAGTAGCTTCTTTAACGTTCTTCATATTAACTCCTTTTCCGAGAGACGCTTCCTCATCTCTCTACAAACAAAATATATTATAGTGACTTATAATGAATAAACTTATATTAGTTCATTCATTACACAAAAATATTATATCAATATATATATATAGGAAATACGGATTTAGTGAATAAGGGAACATAAAAATTCCCTTATTCACCAAGATAAATAATGTGTTATATGGATATTATACCATAATAAATAATATAAATAATAGAGCATTGCAATCATAAAAGAATATCTTCTCATATATAAAATTTCCTCATGTACAAAAAAAAAATAATTAGGTAGTATAATTAAAATACTACCTAATAAATTGTTTTAAATTGAATTCAATAAAAATAATAATTCTGATGATACTTTATCTACATTATAATTTATTTCTTTCCCAGTTAAATCTTGAGCTTCATAAGTTACATATGTAAACTTGGTATTTATTATTCCTGATAATATAGTTATTATACTATCATTATTAATAGTTGTCAATAGGTCATATTTACTATTAATCAATTCATTATAATCACTATTATTGAATAATTCATTAATGAATGTATTATTTCTTATTATTCTGGTATTTACTTTATCCATTACATTACCACTTATTATATATGGTAATGCAGCATAATGTAATTCTCCATCTATATCTTCTTCATAACCTAAATCAATAAGTAATTTCTTTTTAAGTAATAATAATAATACAATATACTCTCTAAATCTTAATAGATTTAAATCTCTATAACTACCAAAGAATTTAGTATAATAAGCATATACTAATTGTACTTGAATATAATCAGGTTTATGATTATCCATATAATACTGAATTTCTTCTTCTGTAATAGGAACATCAATTAATTCTTTAATCATATCTATAGTACACTTAATATTTATTTCACTTAATATAACAGAACCTTCATCTATCTTATTTTGATTCATTAAGAATTTATCAACAGATGATAATCCTTCTGAATTCTTAGTACTTGTAATTTCTGATGGATTTTTAATATACTGAGCTTTTAAATAATACATTAATTGATATTTTACTACAGTCTTATTAAATCCTACTATATTCTCTTTATATGATTTAGTTTGTTTATCCCATATCTCATTAAATCTATATTTCATCATAGTATCTGCAATTAATATCTTTTTAACAAAGTAATTTATTACATTAACTAAATCATCTCCAAATATAGCTCTTTGATCATACATCTTACTATTATTAACTTCATTCTCAGATACTTTAGTTTTTACATATGCATATAATTTATTATACATATTAATTCTCTTCTTTAAGAAATAACAAATTTCTCCAGTATCTTCATTTACATATTCGCATCTATAACCTTTATCAGTTAATACTATAGGTATTTTATTCTCTGCTACAAATTCTTTTACTTTTCTATTATCTACATTAGGTTCAATAATTCTATTAGTGGAATCATATAAAGTCCAATTAGTAGCAAATCCAAATAAATCAAATAAATCATCATAGAAGTTATATAAGAAATCTTCTTCATTAGATTTTAATTTATTCTTTTGAATAAAGTGAAATAATACAGGTACCATTAATTTAATTGCTATTGATATCTTTAATAGTATCTGTATATGATTATTAGTAAATTCTAATGATTCTAAATATTTCTTATTATCTTTAGAATATTTCTTATCATCAACTGTTGCTTCAATATCATCTAAATAATTCTCTTCTACCATAGTATTAATTTTCTCTATTATAGAATTTGTAAATATGATATTATAAAGAAAAGATTTATAGCTCATTAAATCATCTACACTAAATGCATTTTCTTTATCTACAGCAAATTTAATCTTTAAATATGCAGTTACTAATTCATTATCATTATCGTATACATTCATAAAGAAATTTATATATCTAATGATTTGATCTATTTGTTTTACATAACTATCTCTACCTATAAGAAATCTATCATATATAGATAATTTCTCATCGTGACCAAATATCTTTTCAAAATGACAAACTACTAATTTCCCATCTTGTTTACATATAAGATCTTCTTCATCAGGTTTCCATTCAATAAACTTTGATGTTTTTAAATTCTCTTCCATATAACCATAACCTTTCTTGATAAATTATATTACTACCAATAAATAATATATAGATTAAGTATTATCTTTCTTAACAGTAGATTTAGTTGCTGTTTTCTTACTTACTTTAGATACTCTACCACCAGCAGTCTTTTTAGGAACTTTAGATACATAAGTACCAGTTTTATGAGGTCTTTGTTTCTCTTTTCTATCTTCCTTGTCCTTTTCTACTATCTTATCTTTAGTAATATACTGACCAGTTTTCTTTTCATTCTCTAATAAGAATCTTTGAAGTTTAGTTGTTTTAAAATCATTAATAGAATTAAAGAATCTATCTATCTTAACTTCTTTACTACTAACACTATCAGCTTTACTTAAAAATCTATATCTATTATCTAATAAGAATCTACATGTATAGTATATAGTACTTTCATAACTCTTTATTTCAGGATTATCTTTAGGTGGTGTATTAATATAAGATGCATCTATTTTATCATATAGAGTATCTATTAAATAACCAGCTTTATTATAGATATATGCATATTTATACATAAATCCTGGAGAATTAGAAAAGAATTGTACATTATACCCAGTAAGCATTCTATTAGTCTTTGTAATAATATTATCTGTAAAGAATCTTAATACTACATCATATGTAATATTATCAGCTGTTTCGCTTGGTACTTTACAATGAATATAATAATCATCTCCCAATCTAGTAGTAGCGTAATAAACTATTTTATGGGAAGAGATATATTTTTTATATCTCTCCTCATAACCTAGATTTTTTATTCTATTATCTCTACTTCTAAAAGGGTTTTGCATAAATTCAGATATTGTTTGATATTTACTGAATAATGGCATAATAAATTTATCCCCTTATATTAAAATTAGAAATTTCCTTTCTGAGTAACTACCATCTGATTTCCTACTATCAATAATGATATTAAATCTATAGTAGCTGTTAATATTTCACTATCAGTCTGTAATGAATTAATTACATCACTAGAAAATCTGAATTTAGATATATCAAATACTTCAGATACTAATAAAGAATATTCTACAATAAAATTATGTAAAGATAGATTATCATCAAAATCACAATATTCAATTGCTTCATGAACTTTATCCATATCTTCAAATATCTCATCAAAATTTCCTATATGCTCATCTACAAACTTCTTTATATCTCTTTCTATATTAATAGTATCTGTATCAAATATCATATCAGGAAAAGCATTTGATAATACTGTCTTATATACATCTTTAAATCCATCATATAAAATTTCCAATAATAGTCTATCTAACATATTAGTTGTATCTATTAATACTTCACTAATAGATTGAAGTAGATTAATATTACATCCTAATATAACTCCATATTTATATGCACTTTCAGCAGCTTTAACTGCATCATCCACTGCATCTTTTAACATACCCTGTGATACTTCACTATCAGCACCTACTTCAATTATACCCATTCTAAGATTAAGAGCATATAATCTTTCTTGACACTGATTTACTTCTATATTAAAAGTACCTAACTTCTGATATTTCTTTTCGGCTTCTTCAAGAAGTTCTTTAGCTTCTGCTAATATAGTTTCATATCTATCCTTATCATATACTAAATCAGTAAATTGAGAATATGTTAATCCCAATGAACAAGTTCTAGTATATCCTACACGAATAGCATTTTCGTCTTCTGTATAAAAACCATCAAGAGTTTTAAAATTATCTCCTAATTTATCTTCTCCATAGATATATGTAACAGGATCAGTATCATTTACTGCAATGCATTTAGTTCCTGTAATATGTCTGGTATCTAGTTGGAATAATGAATTTATATCTACTCCTGAATCTAATTTATCTATAATATACTTTTCTTTACTTCTATCAATAATATCAGTATCTACTAATACTGAAAAATCATTAATCAATTTTCTAGTATGTGAAGATATTGCTCTATATCTAGTTAATACCATATTAACATCATGATTAGTTCTATATTCATTATTTAACTCTGGTGCTATTACTGTATTAAGAGCAATTTCATCATACATCGGTGCACAGACAATAAGATGTCTACCTCTCATCTTTGATTGAATACTAAGAGGTTTAAGAATCTTCTTATATGTACTCTCGCTTATCTTATGAGCAAATATAATTATATCTGCTTCAGATAATTCCATTGTCTTCTCATCACTATTAATATACAATCTATCTGCTAATGATAATTCATATCTATATCCATTAATCAATCTCTTCTTAGTTATTCCATCAGGAGCTTTGATACACGAAATAGCAGGTGCACCTAATTCTTTATATAAATCCGAAATATAATCAGTAATTAATTCATTACCATTACTTGAAATATAAACTACATTTCTTATATTATTATATAATTCATCTATATTCTTTGTCTGTATAGGTTTAGCTTTATTATTTAATTTTTCTATGATATCATTCTTAATAACTTCATATTTCTTAATGATATCTCTAGGAAGAATAAATCTATCATTTAATTCTTCTTTCTTACTTCTATAATTTTGGTAAATACTATTAGTAGCAATAATAGCACTAGTAGTACCATCACCAACACTATAATTCAATCTACCACATATTTCTTCAGCCATATCAGATATTGCTTGGTCTACTTTTGTTTCACTAGCATCAAAAGATAAATTCTTCATTATAGTAAATCCATCTTTTGTCATATGTCTATATGGATATTTACAAATTAATGTAGGAGCTCCATAAGGTCCAAATGACTTAGCTAAAGTTTTCCATAATAGATTAAATACCTTCTCTACTCTTATTTCAAATTCTTCTTTTGAAATTACATTTATTGCTGGTTCTTTTTTAAATAGTCTACCTTCAGATGTACTTAAATCAATTCCCTCTGTAGGCTCCAACCATTCTCCTGTATTCTCATCTCTCATAATAAATAAATTTCCTTTCTTATAAATAGTAATTTGATGTTAAATAAAATATTACTAAATAAATATCTTTTCATAATCTTCACTTATATCAATAGGATTAAAATAGAATATTTTAAATAAAGTATTATTAAGTAATTCTTCTAAATCTATTAATGGTTTATCATTATCGAAGTTATATCCATACCCTTCTGATAATAATATAGAAGAAAATTCTAATAAATTATTTTCTTTTAATGATTCTAATTTTAATATATCACTAAGGATATATGTAGTTTCATTAGTTATATTATGATTCTTTAATGAATCTATAAAATCTCCATATATATAAATAGCTTTAATACCAAAATTCTCTTTAATATCTTTTTCTATAGATGAAGAATATTTATCAGTATATACATATACATTCTTAATTAAATCTTGATTACATAATAATGGAAGAGTATCATATAATCTATATTTAATTGCTATATCTAAAATATTTAATTCATCTATTTCTTTAAAGAAGAATTCATCTAACCAATCAAATTCATCTTCTATATCTTTAAATAATTCTTCATTTAGATTAAAATTCTTAAATACGTTAATTTCATCTCTAAATAAATACCATTCAAATAATTCCATATTAGATATATTTTGAATACTACCAACATCCATTATTTTATCCAATATATTAGAAGTTCTCATAGTTCTTAATACATCAAATCCTAATGGTCTTAAAATATCATTATACTCTATTACAATAGTATCACTATTTGTAAATGGAGAATTAATTGAAGTAAATACTTTAGTTCCTTTTTGACTCAAATCAATTGCCATTATAAATTACTCCTATAATAAAAAAAAATAGAGTAATGATATTATTTTATCATTACTCTATATAAATATTTAGTTATATGGTATAAAATCACTCATATTACTAGTTCCTGCATTAGCAATAGGTGCTTGATATTCAGTATTATTAGAATTATTATTATAAGTATTATTACTACCACTATAAGAATTCTTATATGCTTCATTCTTCTTCAATGCGTGAACTACAGCAGATGATAACTTATATACCTCATTAAGCTTCTCTTTAAATGCTATGAAGTCTGCATTAGTTTCATGGATTTCACCTTCACCACTACTTGGGTTATAGTCTTTAATCCATTCCTTCTTATTAAATCTATGAGTAATGCAATTTCCTTCTTTAGCTACATTATTTTCATCTACTCCAACATAGATAGTTAAATCTATATCATTACCATCTGTAGAAATAACTAATGTCTTTTTATTAGCGGCAGTTCCTATTAATATAGCCACATTAGCAGCCTTCTTATCTATTATAGCTGGATAAATAGTTGAATATATTCCTTCTAATAATGCAGATACATTATCCATTGATAATGCTGTCATAATACACTCATTATTATCTTGAGAATATAATCTAACACCTTCAGGAGATTTTCCCCTAAAAGGATTTAATCTAATAGATATCTGCTCATTCCACGCAGATACTATTAAAGATGATTCATCAGAATAACTGGCGTACAACTTAGTTGTTACACTAATCTGATTAAAATTATTACTTCCATTACTACTCTGATTTCCTTGGTTTCCAAACATAACTTTATTTTCCTTTCCTTAATAAATAATATTTGTTATTTGGTTACATGAAGATATTATATAGATTCATCTTCATTATCATCTATATCTTCAATTATTTCTTTAACTTTAAAATCATTTTTTCTCTTAGGATATTTTTTAAGTATATAATTCCTAATCTTTGTTTGTATCTCTGATATGAAATCACCATCAACCATATCTAAATATTTATCAATAAAATTACCAGTAAGAATAATTTTATTATAATAATCTCTTACTGCATTTAATTCTACTCTAGGTTCATCAGTTTCACACATATCTAAAAATTCTTCTATATTATCTAATTCTCTTAGTTCTATAAAAGCATAATCAATAATTTCTTTTAAATTCCCTAATATTTTAATATCAAAATTATTTCCTATCTCTGATTTAAAATTATTAGTAGTAACATCTTTCTTTAAATCAAACTTATTATCTATATCATCTTTATGATCTTCAATAAAGTTTTTCATTACATTAACAAAATTCTTCTTTATATTCTTTATAAAGAATAAATATGTGAGATGAATTATGTCATGTTGTTCATCATTATTGAGATTATCTAAATCATTAAATCCTATTGATAGATAATCTTCAAATAATCTCATTACAAATCCAACAAATTCATCTCTATTATTTTCCATATCTTCTAAATCAGTATCAATCATATTATCCTTACAATAATCATATTTATCTATAAAAGATTTAATATAATCATATTTCTTATATTCTAATGGATAATCAAATTGAGATGATAAAGATTCTTTTAATAGATCAACTGGTATTTCTGATAAGAAGAGTTCATCTTCTTCTTTTTCATCTAATTCAAATACTCTATCCCAGTTCATTCATTCTACACCTACACTTTCTATAAATATTTCGGTTCTTTTAGTACTTGTATATCAACTATATTATTATCAATATTACTTCCGTGTTGGATATATTTTATTTTTTTACTACAATCTGGGTTACATGTACCCCAAAGAGGACACTTCTTATGATTACATGTAGTTGGTTGCATACAAACATCTAATCCTTTATTATAATACAGCATTGATGTTAATACATTATAAATTCCATTATCTTCTATATTAATATGAAATTCATGTACATTACCACATTGGCAACAAGTTAATGAATATCCTATTATCTTTTTATTTCTATCAATAATAACTCTAAAGAGTTTATTATTAAATCCACATACCTTACAGTTAAAATTCCATACATTTCTAAAAAATGCTATATCGAAATTTTCATCTTTATTATCATATATTGAATACATTTTTTGTATGTCCCTTTCAGTTAAGATTTTATGGTAATGTGAAATTTGGGCTATACATTTTATCTATATAATATTTTTATGTAACTAAATAACTAATATAGTTTTTATTTAATAAGGAGAAATAAAATGGCTGAGTCAAAAGTAACAAGTAAAAGAAGAATTGTAACATGTGATGTAACTGGAAAGAAGATTAAGATTCCTAAAGAATTAAGATCTGAGATTAAATCCTATAGAAGAGTAGGATTTAGTCCCAATGAAAGAGATGTTTTGGTTGGTGAAGTAATCAATAATAAATATCTCGTATTTCCATTGCAAAAAGAGATGGATTTAGAGAATTCTGAAATATATATAGTAGAAAGAGACCCGAGAAATAAATCGGATGAGGAAGATTCTAAATCTACAGATACAGAAAGTAAAGAAACTTCCGATGGATCTACAACTAATGATAATAAATATTATCTAGTTAATGTAGATGGATTAGATATAAAATATCGTATAGTTGGAATTGGTAGAATAGGCGAATTGACAGATAAATCATTATTTATATATGATGATGAAATCTGGGTAATGCATAGAACTGCTGGTAGAAGATTCATTAATAGTGTGAATAATGTCATCAGTTTTCCAGAGTATTATAAGCAGAAGTATAAGGTGAATAATCCATATTGTAGTTTATATAGCAAGATAGTTAAAACTATTGAAATTGTATCTGACTAAAGATAATTTAAGAAGATAGTAGATTAATTTCCACTATCTTCTTTTTTTTTTAAAGCAAGGCTAACTTTAGAAAATTGGTTATATGGTTACAAATATGTTACTCATTATACATTTTTATCATTTTATTATATATTATTTTTTTAGTCTTTATAATAAAGATAAATCTATTTAGAAAGGACTTATGAGAGAATGGCATTAAAATCATTAAATTTAGATATGTTTATTGATGCTAATAAGGATGCTTCTTATAAGGAAGTGATGGATGAATTAATCAAATATCAAGAAAAGATGTGTACTACAGATTGTATGTACCGAAATACGAAAGAAGATAAGAAAGAAGAAAAAGAGAAATATAAACTAATGAGAAAGGAGATAAGAAAAGAAGTTATTAAAGAGATGGAAGAAACTAATATCTTTCAGAAAATACTATCTACTATAGCTAATGTATCTAAAGCAATTAAATCGTTAGCTAAAATGGTTATTTATATTATATCTGCATTATTTAGTGTAGATGGAGTTAAAGAAGTATTAAATAATAAAACAGTGAGTACTATGGAGCAGATATATGATAAATCATTAAAGGTTTATAAATTTCTAGCATAAAGGTAATATGATATAATGTATGGGATAATCAATGAAGATAATAAACTAATAGCTTATCATGAATCAAAAGAACCTATAGAAATATATATGGAGTCTGTTGATACTGATAAGAAAGATAATTTAAAAATAATACATATTAGGAAAAAATATAGAGATAATATTTATGAGAAATATGATGACCTGCACTTAGTTAGGCTTCATAATACATATGTACAGTCTGGATATTTAGTATACATCAAAATAGCAAGTCAAGATATAGTAGATGATGAAGAATACGCAAAAGATATACTGCTAAGAATAATTGAAACACAAAACCTAAATAATAAAGATACTACAAAACTAATGAAAGCAGTAACAGTATTGGAAAAAATCATTGATAATGATAAGACATTTGTTCCATCGTTAGAAGAACTAAAAAGAATGAAAGACCATTACGATTATTATACATATAATAATAATCTTGTGTAATTAATATGTCACGAATAGTATGAGATTCGCCTCATACTATTCGTATTCACATTTTTTTAATATGAATTAATAGTAAAGGAAAAATATAAATATGCTTACTAATGAAGAAAAGCGGATTATGCGACAAAATATTCTTCTAAATGGTGGTTATTATGATGAAAACGATAGATGGAATGCTATTAAAGTAATCAGCAATAACCTATATAGAAATAGAATAGAAACTATAATAATCAAAGATAATAAATTTGTATTTATTAAAGTTACTAATGAACCGGGTAAATATAAATTACCTGGAGGTTCTTTAGATAAAGATACTACACTCGAGCAACAGGCAATAAATGAATGCCATGAAGAGACACATTTTGAAGTATCTAATATAAGTAATACAGGAATTAATTATATAATCAATTATCCTAATGATAATAGAACTAAAGATACGTATTATAAATATGGTATTAAATTAACTGGTGCATATACTCAAATATTTACTGCAAAGTATGATGGTAAATATAATGGTCATATAGATGATGTTGATGAAGATCCATATGTGAGAAGTGGTAAATGGTATACATTCAAAGAAGCATTTGGTATATTTAATCAGCATCATAAAGAAGCTTTAAAGCAATATATTGAAAATAATAAGATTGTATCAGATGATAGTAAAATGAATGAGTATACTATGGAAGGATATATCTTCAATAGATTGAAGAATCATTTTCAATTAAAGAATAAGAATATACAAGAAATTGATATGGATAAATTGATTGATATTCTTAACAGATTGACTAGAAGTTATAAAACTGATAGATTTGATTTCACAAAACGTCCATATTGGTGGTTAGGTCGTTTTAAGGTACCATTAAAAACTGATACTAATGAATATATAACATACGCATTAGTTAAAGATGGTAATAAAAATGATATAAGTGCAAATGCTGCATCAGCAGGACATCTTGAAGATAGAGATATAATATTCTTAGAACCAGTATTCTTTAGAAAATACGATAAAGATAGTCAAATATTTACTCTACTTCATGAAATTGGTCATATTAGATTAAAACACCTATTACCAAAAAATAATCGAACTATATTTGGAAGAGAGATATCTGACGAAGATAGAATGAGGAATATACGTAAAGGAAAAGTATCTTATGAAGAATTGAATGCTGATACATACAGTATCCTAAACGGTGGTAAACGATACGAATTATTAAAAAACTCGCCTAATACTGATAACGAATTTAATACTTTAAATAATCAAGAACGTGCTCGACGATATGATATAGTGACTAAGAGAAAACAAGCTTTTGATAAGAAGTATGGTTATAATACATATGAATCTAGTGAAGATAATGTAGATGGAGATTATACTACAGAAGGATATTTCTTCAATTGGTTTGCCAATGAGTTAAAGTTATGGTCTAAAGAGATAAGATCAGATTTTCCTAAAGAAGCATTAGAAAATATTTTATTAGTATTAAATAAGGCTTATAAGAGTCATAAGTCAGATAAGAAATATCAAAATAAAAATGCTTATTGCTTTATGTCTTTAAAGACTCCTAAATATATAGAGAATACTAAATTCTCTATAGAGTATATTCAGTTCTGTATTTCATTTTCTGATAAAGAGAGTGGACCAGCTTATGCAATGGCTACTGAAGATGGATTTTATTTAGTAGTAGTAACACCAGAATTCTTTACACTATCAAAAGATGCACAACAATTTGCATTACTACATGAAGTAGGACATATAAGATTAGAGCATGTTGCTCCTCAGAATTATCCATGTGATATATTCGGTAATCCTATTTATGGTGGTCAAAGAATGGCTGATATACTAAATGGTGGAACTATGTATACTGAGTTAAATGCAGATTTATATGCGGTATTAAATGGTGCTAAATTATATGCTATATTAGATATAGTATTTAAGAAAGATTTTGATGAAAAAGGTAATCCATTTATTTATACTAATTATGAATTATCTGATAGATATAAAAAGACTACAGAAAGAGTATTAAGAAGAGAATTATTTGGTAAATCATTACCTAAGATTCATCCTATATCAAAACCATATAGGGCAATATCAAATGGTTAAATATAATAAATATAAGATAATATAGTAAATCTATATTATCTTATATATTATTTTTTTGTGATAATTGATAAAAATATTCAATATCACATGTAGTGTAAATATTATTTGTTTATTAGGAAAGGAAATTGGGTTATGGGTAAACAAAAAGTAGTATTTAAGAGGTATAATTGGGATAGTGAATTTTATTGTGATATGATAAGAAAATCAGGATTTCTTGTTACTGACCCTGTAGAAACTATCTTGGATGATGAAAGAACTAAATCTCTATATGGAGTACAATCACCATTATTTGGTACATCATATGATGATGAACAGAGTTTCATAGAGAGATATAGATGTGAATGTGGAGCATTTAAATCAAGATTATTTGAAGGAGAAACTTGTCCTTATTGTGGTACTAAAGTTGAGTATAAAGATACTAACATAAAAATGACTGCTTGGATTAGTTTAGGTAATAATAGAATTATTTCTCCATATTATTTTAATCTATTAAGAGATACTATTGGTAAAAATGTATTTAGTGATATTATTAATATGAAAAGAAAAATATCATTAGATGGAGAATTAGAAAAATTAAATGATGATGATTATTCTGAAATAAAAGTAACATCTCCATTTATGGGAATTGGTACTATGGAGTTCTATGAAAGATTTGAAGAGATTATTAAATATTTCATAGAGAAGAAAAAGAAGAAGAAAGAAGTATTTGAGAATATTCTTAAACAGAAGTATTGTGTATTTACTTCACATATTCCTGTAGTATCTACGAAGTTAAGACCACAAGCAAAAACATCTGACACATTCTATTTTAGTTCAGTAGATAAATTAGTAAATACTATTTATAGTATAGCATCTAAATTATTAACTGCTAATGATGTTGAGAAACCATTAATGATAAATAGAATTCAGTATAAAGTAAATAATATGTGGGATATATACTTTGAAGAATTTACAGGAAAGAATGGATTAATAAGAGGAGATATTCTTGGAGGTTCTTTAAACTTTACAGCAAGAAATGTAATAGTACCAGATCCAACTTTAAGAGATAATGAATTATCATTATCGTATAATACATTCTTAGAAATATTTAAGTATAAGATAATTTATTATATAATGAAAGTTGATGGTATTACATTATCAAAAGCATATAATATATGGAGTAGAGCTAATGTCTTTAATCCTAAGGTATATGAGATAATGAAGTATATGATAGAGAAAGATAAAGTAAAGGTATTAATAAATAGAAATCCTACTTTAAATTTCTATTCAATGCTATTAATGACTATAAGAGATGTAATCAAGAGTGATATGGATTACAATATGGCTACACCACTAGGTATTCTACGTGGATTAAATGCAGATTTTGACGGTAAAAATATATTGCCGTCGTTAAACCTCTTTAATTGCTGGAAACTCTTAACTCTAATAAGAGAAAGACAATCAGCATCCAAGACTCTATTTATAGAGTAAGGTTCAACGACTAGGGAAAGGATAAGTATAATATACTTAGAACCGAGTAGACCCAATTATAGGGTGAAATGTAGGTGAGATGATATCAATAATCCGAAACGGGAGGCTCTTTATATAAATAAAGATGAAGATATAGTCTGAACTATATAGAGATATATAGATTAACAAAAAAATGGATATATTAAATATAATAGCAATGATTAATCAAGAAATAGCTTATATGTTTAGAAAGTTTGATCCGATTCAGAGAATGATAATCGCTAGAGATACAGGTATGTTAAATGATTATTTTAACATAGAGAAGAGTCAGTTAATAAATTTGAATTATTTCTCTACTATAGGAGAAACACCTAATGATGAACCAGAAACTTATCCAACAAAAGATAAAGATGGTAAGATTATCTATGTTCCAAGAATCGCATAGATAAAAAAAAATAGTAAGGTAGAATATATCAAGTTCTACCTTACTATTAATATTTTTTTTATGCTACTAAGTATTCGTTACAGAGAGTATAATAAAATTCATTGATATCATTTATATCAAAAGATATATCAGATATATTTAATAACGAATAAGCAGTATCATTTGTTAATGTACCTTTATCATTAACAAACTTATTTAAGAAAGATTCTTTTAAGTTATAATCACTATTATAGAAAATTTCTAATCTACTATCATTGAATAAGAATGATTCTTTAGTATTAGATAATAACATATCTATTACTACAATAAATCTATTCATATCATTAGTAGCAGAATTAATATACTGATATATAGTTCTAGCATTATCTAACTTATAACAAGCTATATACCTTCCATGTCTAATGAATATGAATTTGTACTTATTATACTTAGTAAGTTTAATACTACCAATATATTTATCTATTTCATTTACCAGAAATAGTGCATATGGTGTTCTTTTACTTACAATATTACTTAGTAGCATATAAGCTACTGTGTCTCTGTTTAGTGTATTGAAGTATTCATATGATTTAAATAAATTAGGATTTATTTTATTTCCTAATGATAATAAAACTGATGTAAGACCATCATTCATTATCAATGAATCATTATCTTTTCCATCAACAAATCCAAACCATAATTCTCTTCCAAATTCTTTTGTTTCGTTCATTTTATATACCCCTTTAATCTAAAATCTTGCATATCTTTGATAATATACCACTAGATATATCTAATATTCCTACAATAATATTATATAGCAAATTTATAAATATATTTGCAAATCCTAATACTACTATAGTCAATATAGATATACCTAGTAATAATACATCAAATATTTTTAATATCATTTTACTTATCATGTATATTGCCTAATATAGCTATTATCAAACTCAATGCAATAATACCTACTATTACTACTAATCCCGGTACTAGTAATGATTTAATAATAAATAATACTATACGTAATTTAAATATACCTACTAATATTTTAAAAGTAAAATGTATTAATCCGATTATTATAGCAATCAATAATAATGATATTATTAATAAACTACTACAAAGTCCTATTATCTTTCTTTTCATTGATATTATCCCTTTTTAATATAGTGGTCTTGACAATAGTTTCATGAATTTTTGCATATAGTAATGCTACTGAAGCAAAAATTAATATAGCTACATCAATTCCCAATATTAATAAAATTATCTTTAATAAAAAATCTAAAAGCAACATAAAATAAATATAAAATCCTTTCTAAGTATTAAAGGATAGTAGATTAATTTCTACTTCTACTCTGCTACTGGTTAATTATTACATCAACCTAATCTCTTCATGGGAGTCTTTAAACTTGTGTAGCCCCAAGCGTTTAATATGATAGTTGCAACTATCATATTAATTCGTTTATACAGAAAAGATATACAACTAGTATTAATACTAGTTGTATATATTTATTTTTAATTAAATTCTCTTCTTGGTTGTAAGCCATTCTGGTGCTGATGATTTAACTTTCAACTCCTTATGCTTTTTTGTCTTCGACTTAACTGTACCAAGAGCTTCTCCTGTTAGGGGATTCTTAGCCTCATATGTAGACTCTTTATCTTCTACATCCTTAAGAGAAATAGTTGCTTTAAAATCTTCTTCTGTAAGGAAATCAAACTTATTTCCAGCATTAAGATACTGAGATACGGCTGTCATAAAGAATTCATAAATTCCATCCATATTATCAAAATGGAAATCTGATGACATAACTGCATCAGCATCATGAGAATCGACACCAAACTTCTCAACGAGCTTCTTACACCACTTTCTGAAATCCTTTGATACAAATAAATCTTCTACCTCAAATGAATCTCCAGACTTCTTTGCTACCTTTGCTACAAACTCTGTATCATTTGCAATTGCTGTCATAAGAGTATTAAAATTCTTCTTAGAGAATCTATTCAATACCTTATTACCCTTTGTATTTGTCTTTGCTACCATTGTAGCAAGCACATCCTTAACACTACTTGTCTTTGCCATAAATTTATTTCTCCTTTTCATTATTTTTCTTTGGCTTAAGTTTTTCTAATTCTTTCGATTTCTTTTTGTATTTATTAACTACATTTAATACATTATCAAGATTAAAAGAATTAATATCAAAAAGTATTTTTGGATTTTTAATTCATATCCACCACCTTTCGTGATTACTGTAGAGTTTTTCCACTAGTAAATTATTATACTTATTATTGGTTACAAATAAATGATATATTAATATAATGAAAATTAACTATGTGCCTTAAATAAAGGGAAATTTAACAACATCATAAGATGATTGATAATAGAAAGGAAAACTAATATGTTATTTGATACATTAGTAAATAATGGTAAATCATATAATAGTGCTATTGATATGGTATTAGAGAAGTGTGGTGAAGCATTTGATCATTATACTTATCTATATGATATGGAAGTAGCTAGAGAAAATTATATGGATTATATGAATGACAACTATGATGATTCTAATTATACTTATGAAGGATTTGTTCATACTAAGTATGAAGAGGATTATCTATTTAAGAATACAAAAGCTAGTCCAGGTATTGTTGGTAAAATGATACGAGTGGTACAGGAAGCTTGGCAAAATCTTATAAGATGGATTAAGAAAATGATTGAAAAGGTAAAATCTGTATTTATAAAGCATAAGATAGAAAAGAAGTTATCTTTATTTGAGAAAATCTTAGCAAAAAATCCATTTTTAAAGAAGAAAAAAATAGAAGTACCTGATCCAAAACCTCCACTAATAGAGAAATTAAAAAATGATATAAAGCTTATTAAGATTAAACTTAAAACAGGAAAATCTTTTAAAGATATTAAAAAAGAACTGGAAGATATTGAGAGAAAAGAAGCTCTTGTTGGTAAATTAAAAACTACTGCCAAAATAGTAATACCTGTTGCAACTGCATTAGTATTATTAAAACAATTTTTAGATTTCAGAGCAATGAATAAAGAAGTTGATGCAGATGCTCCAGAAATCAATGAGACTGCAATGGCACTCGATCCAGAAATGGTTACTGGAAAACTTAAAGCTGCGGAAGTTGCTACAAAGATCGAAAAGCATTATAGATTTAATATATTTAACTTTATTGCACAAGTTCCTAAGATATTATTCCACGTTGCAAATAATCAAACAGATGCAAATGAAGATGGAAAAGCAGTAAGAAGTATATTAGGTGGAACAGCAGCAGATAAAGCTAGAAAAACTATGAATAAAAAAAGAGCTTTAAATGGTGATATTATCGATAAGACAGATGAGATGGATGACACTGATCCAGAGAGTATAATTGATAAAGTATCAAATTATGATTTCGAAACAGCAAAAAAGAGATTGAAAGAATTATCACCATATGCTAGGGCTAATCTTGATAGTGATACTATTGGTACTGAAAATCCTATTGGTGGAGATAGTAGTGAATCTGATGATGATAATTATAATCCAGATGAAATAATGAATGATACTAATAAATAATTTTAAAAGGAAGGTGAATTTATAAATGGCTAATACTGTAGATAAAGTTATAAGAATTGCATTAGCAGAGGAAGGATATCAAGAGAAATCTAAAGCAGCTTATCTCGCGAATCCTTCTGTATTAGATAGTAAAGATGATGGAGCTGGTTATGATAATTATACCAAGTATGGAAGAGACATGCATAATATCTATCCATCTGTAATGGATTTTCCAGCATCATATTGTGATGCATTTGTTGATTGGTGTTTTATGCAAGCATACGGAGTATCTACTGCTAAATCTTTACTAGGTGGAAATTTTGATGATTATACTGTAGCATCAGCTGATATGTATAAGAAAAAAGGAGCTTGGTACACCAGTAATCCTCAGGTAGGAGATCAGATATTCTTTAAGAATTCTGAGAGAATATGTCATACTGGATTAGTTATAGGAGTAACTAATAATAGAGTTGATACTATAGAAGGAAATACATCTCCAGCATCAGGTGTTATTAGAAATGGTGGTGGAGTATATAGAAAATCTTATGAACTTAATCATCCTAGAATTGCTGGTTATGGAAGACCTAATTATGATAAAGATAGTAATACTCCTTCTATATCTCCATCAGCAATTGCGTGTGGAACACCTTTACTGAAGAGGGGTTCATTAGGTGATGAAGTTAGAAAACTACAATCAAATCTTAATTCTATATTAGGAGAAAATCTTGATGTAGATGGAATATTTGGTGGTGGTACTCAGAGAGCTTTAATTACATTCCAGAATAAATATGGATTAAGTCCTGATGGTATTTATGGAAAAAGTAGTGAGGCTAAGATGAGAGAATTATTATATAAATAAAAAAAAAGAAGATGGGGACCCTCCTAATCCTCATCTTCTTTCTTGTCCTCGTCCCTCTTGTCTGAGAGATCTTCTTTCAACCTCCAGACAAACATCTTGGGAAGTACGAAGATAAAACCTCCCAAGATTAATGTGCGGTAGATCACTGGAATGACCTTTCCACACAATTCACAAAAATGATAAAGTTCCATACTATTACTCCTTTCATATAGAACTATTAAACTATTTTGTTACTAATAAATAATATATGAATAGGAATAATCAATTCACGGATTTGATAAAAAGACAAAATGTTTGGTATAGATGATAGTAAAAAAATCATCTATACTATTATTCTATCTTCTGGTTTTGTATTCAGTACTCCTTTATTAGTCTAACCACATTTGTAATGCTAACACCAATCGTCAGGTATTACTGTTATCACTGACTAATCAGTTTACATTTCCTACACATCTATTAGTATTTATATACTTATTATCAGTTCTACCAGTATACTTAGTTATTAGTCATTTAGTTATATTACTATTACTAAGTCGTTATTTATTTATTTCATTTTATTACTTATACATGTTACTTACTATTCATATACTTTACTTATCCTTGTATATTTATAGTTAGTTACTTATACTTCGTATTTATCTATATATAAATAACTTATACTTTTCTTACACTGATTATAATTACTATACTTATTATACTAATTACATTACATTTGTACACATTTACTACACTTATTTTATATTTATACTATTTATTTTACATTTATTTATTTATACACTATTTTATTTACGAATTTTATTTATTTCTAATAAAGAAATGTGTAACCAAAAATAAAAAGTAAAACACCCTATTTATCGAAGAATTCCAGTGTTCAGAAATTCAAATTTTAAAAAATAAACTTTTATTTTCTCTTGATACCTCAACAATTTACGTGAATACTGAAAATTACCGATAACCAGAGATTTTTCAAAAACTAAACTCCGAGGTAAAAATCTTGCTTTTTTTTTCAAAAATTTTCAAAAAAAACAAACTTTTTATGCTCCAGTTTACTACTGGAAAATCATCATATTAGAATTAGGATAATATAAATACTAATATAATATTTCTATGTAACCAAATAATAATAAATTAACTAAAGGAGATTTTTATGAAAAAGGTATTTGACGTAATTGACTTGGTAAATGAGATAGCAAATCGTACTAATTTGGACAAAGATGACATATGTGATGGGTTGTTCTACTCTTTTAATTTTGTACCAGAAAAAGAAAAAGAGGTTCTTGTTCACATGTATTTCTTAAAGAAACCAGTTGATGAACTTTTAAACTTTATGAATTATGCAGATGAGTCAGAAATAATGGATTTGAGAAATAAAGGTGTTGAGTATGTTATTGACAGATTGGTAAAGATTAATACTGATTATGATGAGGATGAAACTGATTCAGAGTAAGTAAAAGATTAGATACAGATAGGAAAAAAATAAATCCTATCTGTATCTAATTGAATAATTTAATAGAGAAAGGTAGGTATATTATGTGATTAAATCTATCAAACTAAGAATTTATCCAAATAAAACTCAACTTAAGATTATTAATGATACTTTAGGTGCTTGTAATTTTGTAAAGAATAAGTATTTAGAGTATAATATTAATAATTATAAGGAATGTAAGAAATTTATAACAGGATTTGATTTTATTAATTATGTAACTAAATTAAAGAAAGAAGATAGTAAATATTCATGGTTAAAAGGTATTAGTACTCAAGCCATACAAGAAGCCATAATAGCTAAAGATAAAGCATTTATATCTTTCTTTAATAAGAAAAAAGGATTTCCTAAGTTTAAATCTAGGAAAAGAATGAATAAGGAATCTTATTACTTTATTAAGGATAGTATTCATTATATTAATAAAAATATAATTAAATTACCTAAATTAAAAAGAATAAGAATAACTAATGGTAATTCATTACCATATAAAAATAGTATTATATCTGGTAGAATTATTCGTCATTATAATAAATATTATGTATTATTTATCTATAATGAAGATAATGATAATAAAGATATTATCAAGAATGATATTAAACTAGGTATTGATTTAGGTGTTAAAGATTATGCTACAATATATGATGGTTATGAATGTCATCATTATAAACACTTTAAAGAATATGGTACTTACAAGAAATATTATGATAGAATCGAGAAATTACAGAAAGTTATATCTAAGAAAGTAGAATATAATTATGGTAAATTATTAAATGAATACTTGGATAAATATCATAAAGAACCTAGTGAAATAGAAAAGAATATTATGAAAGGAAAAAGCTATAACTCTTCTAATATAAGAAAAGTCTTTAATAAGATTAATAGAATTAGAGTTAAATTAACTAATATAATTGATAATTTTATTAAGCAATTAGTTAATAAATTAATAGCGAGAATCAAGCCATCTAAAATTAATATTGAAGATTTAGATATTAGTAATATGATAGAAGATAATAATACTACTCATAAATTACATGGATATATCGCAGAAAGTAACTTTTATAAGTTCCGTATGCATTTAATTAATAAATGTATTGAGTATGGTATTAAAATAAGATTGATTGATACTTATTATCCATCTACACAGATATGTAGTAATTGTGGTCATAAAAATAAACATATTAGACTTATTGATAGAACTTATAAATGTGATGAATGTAGAATGGTTATGGATAGAGATGAAAATTCAGCTATTAATATTTATAATTGTAAATCTAAATATTATGAAGAAATTGCTTGAAGCTACGCAAGTTTAAAGACTCTTACGAAGAATAAAGGTTGATGTAATAATTAACCAGTAGCACAAATAAAGGTAATTAGAATAACAAAATATAAATAAGTATTACAAAAGAAGATATATTTAAAATATAAATTAAATTAATATTATCAATATAAAAAATATTTATACTAGATAGAAATAAAAAAATCTATCTAGTATAAATTGATCTTTTTTCTATTTTAAAAATCCTATAAATATATTACTATATTTTTTTATTATATCTATTATTTCTTTTAGTTCATATTTACAATCTATATTCAAATATTCTTCTATATCAGATAATTTTAAACTTATCATATATTTATACTTACTATATCCATTTACTAATGATACTCTTTTAATTACATCTTTATCTTTATTATAATATCTATTAACAGACCCTATTATAGAATTAATTCTTTCTGTATATCTAACTTGATACTTATCAGATATCTCTAATGGACAAATTGGAATATCTTTATAATTTTTACAATTATTAATAGATATAGAAATTGGTTCATAACTAATTATTCTATCTGATGGTAATAAACTAGTTAAATCTACAAAGGAATTCAAGGAAGAATTAACAATAAAATTTATTCTAGTATCTTTTAAGTTAGTATCCCTAGTACTGTTCGTATACTCTTTTAATTTATTATTTATATCAGTAGAATTATCATTTAAGAAGTCAAATGTAATTTCTCTATTATATAAAGAAGATAGAGTAATTAAATTATCATTATTTCTATTATAGAAATTTTCATCTATAAAGAAAGAAGATGGTAAATCAATAGTATTTATAGAATCTATTATATATCTATAAAATTTCTCTATAAACTCACTTATTATAAATGAATTTAGATCTTCTGTATAAATATTATAATCTTCTATAAACTTCTTATTCTCATCAATACATTTTCCTTTAGTAGCTTTAATAAAAAATATATTAGGAGTATAAGTGATTATATTTGCTAATGCAGATCCATATAGAGATATTTTTACATCAGAAGAATATAATCCTAATGGTAATATATTTAATTTATCTATATCATAATTATCATTCTCTATATCATTTAGTAAATATAATAGAGGTTTAATTGATTCATTATATATATCCCAATAATTAGTAGATACATAATCTTTATCAATTTTATTATTATTAAATTTACTAATATCACTAGAGAATCTTTTAAGATAGATATATTCAAATTTGTTAATATCTGATAGATCTAAATTGATTACTAATTGATTTAATACTTGATTAAAATCATTAGTAAATAAAAGATTCTTATAATTATCATTATTCTGTAATGTAGTAATAGTCTTATACAGTATATCTAAATTAAGTATTTCGATTTTATTTATCTTCATAATACTTCCTTTCGATATCATCAAATAATTTACATAGATAAATACCATTATCAGATTCAAAGTATTTACAAGTAGTACAAACTTTGATACCTTTATCATTATCAAAAGACTTTTTAAATTCTATTATACCAGAATAATTATTTTTACAATCCATATCTTTAATAACCTCCATTGATTTATTTAAGGATTTGTGATTAGAGTATATTTATACTTAAATGATATAATATTTATCTGGATAAAAAAAATAATAGAAAGGAAAATATGTTTAAAACTATTAAAATACAAATATATCCAAATAAAAGTCAATTAAATATTATTAATAGTACTTTAGGATGTTGTAGATTTATTAAGAATAATTATATCGCTTATAATATTAATAGATATAATAATGGTAATAAATTTATTACTGGTACTGAGTTTAATAATATTATAAATCGACTTAAAGTAGAAAATAGTAAGTATAGTTGGATATCATATTATAGTGAAGATGCTATAAAAGAAGCTATTTCTGCTGAAGAAAAAGCATTTAATACATACGTCCGAAGATATAATAAATTACCATCATTATTATCTAAGAAGCATATCAATAGAGAATCTTATTATTTTATTGATAGAACCTATAACTATTATACTAATAATATAAATAAAATTAAATTACCAACAGTTGGAAAAATAAGAATAAGTAGTGGTCATAGATTACCTCCAGAATCATCTATATTATCTGGTAGAGTTATCAGAGAATATGATAAATATTATGTGGTATTTATATATCGTAAGTCTAATACACGATTACTAAAGAATGATATCAAATTAGGTATTGATTTAGGTGTAAAAGATTATGCTATAATATACGATGGTTATCATAGTTATAAGGTTAAGCATTATAAAAATGATGTAAGATATAGAAAGCTAAATGATAAAGTTAGTAAGTTACATAGTATTATACAAAATAAAGTAAAAATAAATAGTAAGAAAAGATATGATAAATCTGTAATACCATACAGATCTTCTAATATAGTAAGACTTATAAATAAATTAAGACGCTATTTATTAATACTTAATAATATCAGAAATGATTTTATTAAAAAGCTATGTGATAAGATATTGGTGAAATTCAAACCAAAATATATAACGATAGAAAAATTAGCTATTAAATATCTATTAGAAAAAGATTCTAATCATACATTACATAATAGAATTCAATATAGTGACTTTTATAAATTTAAATTTGTTCTAATGAATAAATGCTTAGAATATAAAGTTAAACTCAGAGTACTTGATAGATATTATCCATCTACTAAATTATGCAGTAGATGTGGTAGTAAGAAATATATGAGTTTATCTGATAGAGTTTATAATTGTCCTGTTTGTGGGTTAAGTATAGATAGAGATATTAATGCTGCTATCAATATATACAATGCTAAAGATTCTGATTGTAATATTTACGCTTGAGGTTACGCAAGTTTAAAGACTCTTACGTGGAGATGAGGTTATTTTTAACCAGTAACATGGGGAGGGGGGGACCCTTATTTTAAATTAAAAAAAAATATCAAACTAATATAGTTTACTATATTAGTTTTTTTTTTATAAGGAAAGGATATAAAATGAAAATAGTAACTAAATCACTTAAAACTACAATATGGGGTAAAGAATTTGATTTACCTATTAAGTATGAGAATTCTAAGAATAATGAGATTACAGATTTACAAGATAAAGCTATTAGTGAATTTATTAATAATGGATTTAGATATATAGATGATCAGATCTATAATGTAAAAGAATTTATAATTGGTGAAGTATCAACTCATAAATCAATTAATGATAAACTTCATATTGATATGAGTTTATATAATTCTAATAAAGGAAAGAAGAACTTAGATAAATTAATTCCTAATATATTTACAATAGTAAAACCTAGATCTATATTTGTTAGAGATACTAATAATGAGAGAAAGGTAATAATAGATTTTTCTTATAAGGGTGAATCTGAAAGAGGAATAGGATTTTGTATAGTCTATAAGAATGGTAAGTTTGATACTCTTGGTGAAGGACCTAAAGAAGATTTATAAAAATAAAAAATAATTTAATTACTAACTAGATTGTAATAATGATAATCTAGTTAGTAATTTTTTTATTATCTAGGTAGAAATAATAGATTAGAAAAGTAATCTATTAATAATATACAAATATTGTTAATTCAAATTAGGTGTGTGTGAAGTACTTTTATAGATATTCGCAAAGAAAGGGACGTAGTGATTCCCTCTTATATCTATAATTGAGAAGCAATGCGTTCAGATTGTATGAAACTAAGTACGATCGTAAAACGCAGGCACCTCGGTATAGGTCGGTTGGTCTTTAGAGCCTTATATCCGAAACCGTCCGAGGACAGAAAGAGGTTGCGGTCTTGGGTTAGAAGCCCCGCTTATACCTAATGCAAATGCATTTGCAATTATTATCAATATGATTGTAGATATTTAATTGACTGTATTTACATTTCCAGATGTACTTATAGCGTTATATATCTTTAAAATATATTAGCTATCGTAATATTCTAGTTATTATGCATACCCTCAAGAGTGGCTGGACAGTGGGCGTACGGTGGTGCTGTGCGTTTTAATACACTGGTTGAAAACACTGGCTTGTAGCCTCTGGCGAATCCCTGGAAGGAAGTTATTGCGGTAGTAGAGGGAGTGATGAACAAACTCGCCAGTATATTAATTCATATTATAATCGTTTTTGAATTTTCGAATAAATTACATAGTCTAAAGGTGTCCCTGATTTATTCATAGATATTTATATTATTTATCATTATTATATTAATAATTAATAAAGTAATATGTAAAAAATAAATAAAAATAAATAAAGAAAATATTTTAATATTATAAATCAATTTACAGTAATCTCATTTAATTCAGATACTGTAAATGGTGAAACTATTCCAAAATGAAAGGAACATAGAAAATGAATAAGTTTATAGAAAAAGTTATTTCAGAAGTAAAGAATATCTATAAAGATAGATATATTGATATAAGTGATGATGAAATTAAAGTAGTCTGGTTTTGTAAGACTCTACAGAATGGTAAAGCATTAATAGCTATAATAAAGCCAGGTTTTAATGATTATTACGAAGCAACATATAATGGTGATCGTAAACAAATATATCTTGACATATATAAGAAGAGCAGTCAGATATTACTTGATTGCAGTACTATTGAAGAAAATTTATTTTAATAATAAAGGAAATATTATGAAAGTATTTATTAGTCAACCAATGAGAAATATACCAAATGAAGAGATATTGAGAATAAGAGAAGAAGGAAAAAAGAAATTCTTAGAAATATATAAAGGTGATGAAGAAGTAGAATTTATATCATCTTTTGAAAATGATTTATCTGATAATACCCACCCAATATACCTTTTAGGTAGAGCTTTTGAACTGTTATCAGAAGCTGATATGGTTTTACTTATTGGTGATTGGAAAACTACTAGAGGATGTCGTATGGAATATGAGGCGTGTAAAGAATATGGCATCACAGTTGTTGAAATTGAATAAAAAATTAATATAATAACAAATATCTAATGGGTATAGATTATACCCACCGATAAGTGCTTGTAGCTCAGTTGGTAGAGCACCTGACTTTTAATCAGGATGTCGAGAGTTCAAATCTCTTCAAGCACATTATACCTATTGAAATAGGTATCATTAAATTAAACATATTTATTAGCCTTAGTGATAGATAGAGAAAATATTTTCTCTATCTATCTCCTTTATTATTTTATATAAAAAAAAATAACTAGCATAAGCTAGGGGATAGAGTATATCAAACTCTATCCCAATTATAGATTTACTTAGAAGCTTCAAGAGCTTCTTTGCAAATCTTAATAGCTGTTTCCTTATCCTTTACATTTACAAGGAAACCTGTCAGATGACAGAATAATATTTCATTACCTTTTGAATCTATGAAATTTTTCTGTCCTCGCCACTCAAGCGGGAAATCCACTCTTGCATCCTTTGTATTATTATTGATTGGAACTACCTGAGCATTCCAACCACCCTGAGCACCAGGATATACTACAAACCTTGGGCTTTCTTCCTGAATAAGTTCACCCCAAGGCATAAACTTATTCAATACAATAATACCGTCTTCAGAAGCCTTGAAAGCTTCCTGAACAGCATTGTGTGCATTCTCTGTAGATTGGCATTTCTTGATACTTCTTTCGAGCATCTTCTTTGCCATTTCTACAGCTTCAAAGAATAAATCATCAGGAGACTGGTCGTCATCCCAGTCTTTATTAAATCCGCTAATCATATAAGATAGTGGATTCATGATTCCCGTACAGTCTGTTTTATCTACGGGGATAACTATATTCTCTTCTATCTTCTTAAAAGATAATTCGGTCTTGAAGAGAGTCCTTCCGAATCTCTCCCACAATAAACCAAAGGAGCTATAAGGAGTTCCATCTTCACGTACTGGAGCCCCTTGGAAATGGTGGTCAAATTCACCACCACCAATATCGAATACAATTCCCTCAAAATCATCAGGAACTTTAAATCCCCTGATAATTTCTATATATGGATTGAAGATTCGTAATAGTGCTGCCGAAAAGACATCATCTGCATGGAATGTAATACCTCCATGTGTGAATGCCTTATTTGCCGAATACATTTTCCCGTCTGCACTTGCTACTATTGATGCGTTAAACATAATTAACTCGCTTTCTCCCGTTAAGCCGATAGGTCAACTAATATTGATTTATTATTTACTAAGAAATAATATATATATATATATCTAAAATACGATTAAATATATAAGTTATCTTGAATATTCACCATCTCTTAACACTACTGGTAAACCATACGGAAATATCTCGTAACATAATGCTTCTTTAAATTTTGAAACGTATTCGCTATCATAAAAGTCACTGTATAATACATTACCTTTATATACCCATTTTGCAGACAATTCCTCTAATCTAACATAACAGTGTAGTTTACCATCTATCCTTTTTATACTAAATTCCCCAAATTTACCATCATATATGAACTTACAATTTGAAGATACAGGATTATTCTCAATACTCACATACTCCATTTTGGTAAATATTATATCTGATACAGTATTTTCAGTATCAGATATATTATCAGACTCCGAGTATATTTTTAATCTCTTCAGATATTCTTTTATTGGAATATCATCAACACATACATTATATTTTTCCATAAAATCAAGTATGGAATCACTATTACTATCATATATTAAATCCATATCAATCATATCAATATATAATACCAAATGCATAGATGTATTAGTATCAGTTGTCTCTTTTATATATAATTGAAGATAATTTGATGATATCATCAAATTATAAGTTGTACCATTGATATCTACTTTATTATTATAGATATACCCATCAGCAAACAACTCTGTTGTAATTCTGGGTAATAACCCATGGTATAATATAACGCCATCTTCCTTATTCATCATTTTTTAATCTCCTTTACAATAAAAATATTATTTACATGAATCTCTACTTTATTTGATTCATGTAAATAATATATTACTATTATGAAATTATCAATTCTTTAGAATATGGAAGAGTTTCAATCCATTTACAAAATTCTTTCCATTCATCTAATTTATGATTCTTTCTTGATTTATAGATATTGATAAGGGTTTCATAGTTTAAACTACAAGTTCTCAACTGATTATAGCTGGTAGGTAATAATTGAATTATGTTATACCATTCTTGTTTTGGATTACCCATATCATCGTTATACCACAATCTAAATTTTTCTAATGCTTTTATCAATTCCTTTAAAGTTTCTAATCCATATTTTGTTAAATGTTCATGTGAGAAATCATCTAGTTCAAATGGTTTAGAATGAATTTTATGCATGGTAGAAGTTGAATTTGCTACAGTAGCAACTTTATACGTATCATATTCTTTCCACCAATATAATGGAGCTGTTATATCTACTGATACAAAAATCTGTCTTAAGAATTTTCTATGATCCGCTGTACCAGCATTTCTTAATCGCATTGCTAATGATAAGTCATTTTCTCCTAGAATAAAATTATTATTTTCATCATAATGACTATCCATTCTATCCCATGAGTTCATAGGATTTCTTGCTCCTCTTATAGCATTTTCAAAATTCATCACACTTACTTTATCAAATTTAATCATTTATTAATCCCACCTATTTGCATAGTATCTTTTATAATATTCATGTATTACATATAGATAGAAATCCATCGACCCATTTCTATCCTCGTTATCAATATATTCTATTATTATTTTATTAATTTTTTCTATGTCATATTTGATAATTCTTTTAAATATTATACTTACCCATTTTTCAATATAATTTAACACAATATTTTTACCAATAGACTCTGCTTCATAATATGAGTTGTTGAGTTCTTTTACATATTCAATAGTTTTTGGTGTATCAACTATGACATGGTTTAAAGTCTTAATTAGATTATTGAATGCTTTTAATACATTCATATACTTATCATCAATTTTAAAACCATAAGCTGCATCAATTAATATTTCAAGTTCATCCTCGATAATATTATAACAATCAATATTACGTTTACTAGATTTTACTTCAAATTCAATGTTATTAAACATAATTTATACCTTTCTTGATTTTTTTTATTACTAAGTGATTTTGAGTATAAATAATTACTAAGTATAAGGACATTCAAAAAAACAAGCGTTTAATATAGAATATATGAAAGGATATATTTAAAATGAATGATTTGTTAACTTGGGATAGGGAAGCTATTTGGATGGAAAATGAATCCTCTAAAATAGATACAGCTATCTCTATGATGACTCTCGGATATAATCAATCTCTTAGAGATGCTGAAACTAGAGTATTTAAAGAGAATGGAACATATGATGATTTGGAAGATCTTTATACAGAAGCAGTTAAGAAACGTGCTGAAGTTAAAAGAGGTATTCTTAGCAAAATAGCTCATTGGTTTGAAACTGTATTTGGAAAAATGCTTGATAAGATTACTACATTCCTAACTGGTAGTAGAAAAAAGAATCAGAATGAATTAGTTGAGTATGATACTAGAATAGATGATATCTCTAAAGATGGTAAAGGTTTATTAGGAAAAGTAAAAAGTTTAATATCCAATTTTACTAAATCTGGTATAGGTAAATTAGCTGTATTCGCAGGTGTTATATTTGCAAAAGCATATATAAAGCGTAAAGTAGTAAAACTAGCAAGAAGAGCTGCTGATGCTAAAATAAGTGATGCTAAAAATGTATGGAATGGAATTAAACAAGCTGCATCTGATCTATGTAAGAGAGTTATGGATGATTCTAAAAATGAACCTGATGATAATAATGAAGATTTAACATTCTTCCAGAGATTGAAAAAATGGGCTGGTGATAGGGTTATAGATATTCTTAGATTCATAGCAGACCTTACAGGATTGCGTAAAGAAAATAAAGCATTGAAGAATGAAGAAAATAATAACGGTGGTGGATCTGCAACACCAGAAGATAGTGATGGCGATAATAAAGAACCAACTAATGAAGATAATAACGATAAAGGTGATGAAAATAAATAAAAAAATAAGAAGAGTTCTGATAATAGAACTCTTCTTATAAATTATTTACCAATTAGATCATTTAAACTAATTTACTTGCAACCGCAAGTTTAATTAGATGATCCAATGGCAACTTTCCTATGATGATACCAGCCTTTCTGATATAATCATATAACTTATTGAATTCCCTAGATCCTGCCATGATAGATACTAGGGTATGTATCTTCAACGCATCGCCATCGTATTTGATAATGGTGTACGATTTTTCACTATCACATTTGTCGTATGCTAATACTGAAAATCCATCAGGACCACTACTAAAGTAGAAATCATATGAACTACTATAGTTGCATATAAAATCGAATATTTTACATCTGTAGCTATCATTAATCTTTGTCATAGTTGCTTTTTTGTTAAACATAACATATCCTCCAAGATATAAATTTATTATTACTACAAGAAGATGATATATATATGTATAACATCACTTAACGGTTATCGGTACTTCCAAATCCACCATTTCTAATTTTATCAACATCATCATTTTCTGTTATATCATAATTTGTAAATATTCCTTGGCATATTCCAGTTCCTTTATCGAAGTCTATATATCTAGGAATATCAACTTTTTTGAATTGATATAATTTACTATTACCACTATTATCAGGTATATCTACATATCCACATTCATTACTGAATCCACTATAAATAACTTCAATTAGTATATGACCTTCATTATCACTATTATAATAATCCGAATCTACTATTCCTACAGTATTTGCAAATACCATATGATACTTGAATCCGTGTCCACTTCTTGGATGTAATTGAATATGTTTATCATCTTTTATTCTAGCTCTAATTCCGGTTGGTATAATTAACATTCCACCTAGATCTATACTAATATTAAATGGTAGATAAAAATCATATCCTGCTGAACCTTTAGTAGCTCTTTTAGGAAGTTTAATATCATTATAAATTTCTTTAAGTCTTGTATCAGCATTACTATCATTATTTAAACTAGGATAATATTTAATCATATCCTCTTTAAATCTCTCATATGATACCTTTTCAAATCTGTTATTATTCATTATTAATATTTCCTTTCTTTATATAAAATAAGTTTATAATTTGATGTATTGTGTTAATAACTATAAAACACAATGCATTAATAGTTTACTTTATAAATGAAAGGATTAATATCAATTATGATTAATAAACTTAATCGAAATATGATTAATGATATAGAAGCTTCTTTTCAAGTTCTTAAAGAGAATAAGAATAACCCAAAAGGTTTAGATATAATAAAAAGATCATTAGAAGCAGGACTACCTGATTTTGTTTTTAATATATCAATTACTCCAGTAGAAAAGAATGATAGAAATCTTTATTTCATTATGTCGGTATTTCCAGATGTATCTACAGTAGATAAAATTATATCTGCTATTAGTGAAAATGATGATATTCAATCAGTACAGAAATTATGGCAGTTAAATAAACTCTGGAACATAGAAATTGATGAAAGAATATTATTAGATAAACCTATATCATTTAATGCTAAAGAATTAACAGCTATGTTATTACACGAAGTAGGTCATATAGTAGCATCAACATCTATTCCTAATAGAATAAGTTTGATAATAAAATATGAATTACTTAAAGCTAAATTTAGTAATAAGATGATGCTTAAGGATAAGATATTTAGAAGTATTTTATCTATACCTATATTAGATGCTTGTATATCAGATTATACTAAAGATGGTCCCAATATAAAAGATGAAATAGAAGCAGATTCATTTGCTGCCAAAATGGGTTATAGACAGGATTTAATGAATGCTTTGAAGAAAGTAATGATAGTAAGTAAATCTGGTGGTAGACAATCATTAAATGATAAAATTGTTAATGATGTTAAATTAGCTATTGCAACAGTAGATGATTTAAGACAAAGAAATATTGAATTAAGTAAGAATAGATTATTTGGATTTAAAGAAGATGTATCTAGTAAATACTTAAAAGACTTTGTTGAGAATTATATAGATAGAATATATGGATTAGATGAAAATAATTCAGTATTCAATGAAAAAAAAGTTAATTACTTTATTGAGTGTGGAGAGAAAACTATACAAGATGGATACTATACAGAATTCTTTTTATTTAAGAAAGAACTAAAGAGAATAGATCCGGTAGAAATAGATTATATAGGAAGTAAGATAAATACTATACAAGATGAAAATGATAGAATGATGATAATTGCTTATATACATCATAAATTAGATTTAGTTGATTATTATATAGCACTATTATCAGATCCAAAAACAGCAAGAGAATATAGTATTCCACATACAATAGATCAATTAATGAAGATTAAAAAAATATTAACTGATTATAGAATAAAAGCTATGAAGCAACCATTACCTCTAAAGAATAGGGGATTATTAGTTTCATGGGCTGATGGATATGAAGGATAAAAAAAGAGTAGCTAGGTTATAACCTAGCTACTAAATTGTCCTTCAAGAACTCGAGATTTCTAATCTCGATATTCATTTCTTTTACCCATGACGGCTTCTTGTTAAAAAGCCAGTCATTATTCTTTTGTACGAATTTGGCAACTATATTTTGCCTATGGGATATCTCGTGGTAGATATCTAGAACAGCTTTCTTTATAACTTCTCTAGAAAAACCATTTCCTGAAGAAGCTACAATTTCCTCAGCCGTATATACAGCTGCTGATGCAAAATATACATTAGTGTCAAACTCATTAAAAACTGTCATATTCAATTTTCTCCTTTGCCCGTTACCGATAGCTCAGTTTTTATTATTTCTACAAAAATGATATATATATACATTCTTAAAATACGGTATTATAGATACATAAGTAGAATTATATCTACTTATGTATCTTATTTATTATTTTATCTTCATTATATTTACAATCAAATGATTCCATCCATTCTATTGTAATTTCTACTCTAGGTTTTATTGAATAGTATTTTTTAGATATTCCTTCTATTATTAAAGCATCATCCTCTAATAAATATCCTTGTATCATATCACAATATGCTTTTGCTAAGTTATCCCAATCAGGCTTACTTATAGGTCTAATAAATCCTAATTCAGCTAATATCTTATTTACACTATTCATTGATTTTGATATAGGTAAATATGATATACATTCTATTTTACATGGAGTATTTATTATTTCTAATTCTTTATCTTTAATAAACTCTTTAAAGAATTTTTTATTATCCGAAGCTCCCTTTACATAAAAAATACCATTCTTTCCACTCCTTGGTCTTGGAGTTGCTTTAGGAATAATATATAGAGTAAATGATTTCTTTTTCCATTTAATATTATTTATTCTTTTTATCTCATCATATACTTTTAATTTATTTCTTTTAAGATTGGTATCTTTTAATAAGTATTCTATCCTTTCATTATTATATTTAGGAATATCTCCATATAGTTTATTATATTCTTTTTCTATATTCATTTTAATTTTATACACCCATACCAATTGCTCTATTAATAATATCTTGTATTTTATGTTGTAATGGTCCTAATGCATTAGTTGGAATATCTCTTAATGATCCTAAATAAGCATTTATAGTTTTACCCCATTTCAAATCTATATTAGGAGATGTTAAATCCAATCCACAAGATGCTGCTAAATATTCTACTAATGATGTATTTTCTATAAACATAGTTGGTTTATTAGATGGACTCATCATTAGATCAGAATATAAATCTGTTATATTCAAAGTAACATCTACTTCAGATGGTAATCCTGATGTACTAAATGAATCAGATACCTTTTGAATACTAATAGTACTAGCAATTCCTAAATTACAAGTAAATGTATTATTTACATATGCTTTTAATAAGAATGGTGAACTAAATGAATTAGCTGATTGCTGTCTAGGCATTACTAAAGCTAATAAATGCATCAATGGTACAAATATATTATAATAATATCCAAATCTGGTACCATAAGGAGATTTTAAATGTACTGTAAATGAATAACTCTTAGAATAATCACTACTTTGATATATATCAGGTATAATTAAATTATTACCTTTTAAAGTTTCTGATCCAAGATTTATTATTCTACTTAAAGAAGAAGATATTCCATTGCTTCCTAATATAGTACCAACTGCTGATTGTGCCGCTGATGTAAGACCTTCTGTAAATCCTTGTAGTGTTTGATAATCAATACCACCAGAATTAGCCATAAATGCAATATCTTTAATAGCACCAGAACCTTGATCAAACATACTTTTGAATGTAGATGCTCCAGTACTATTTTGTAAACTTTCATCTGGAGATACATCTGAATCAATATAGAATTGTACGTAGTTATAACTCTTTGCTATTGATGTTAAAGTTTCTCCACTATCATTATTTGTATCATCACTCTGATGAAATGAAAATCTTACATTATTAGATTTCCATCTATCGAAGAATGATTGAGTTGCTCTCTCATTCCATCTATACTGTCTCCAATCAAATAAATCAAATGAATTTGACCTAGGTTTAGAATTTCCTGTTATACCTGTTGTATCATCACCCAATTGTAAGAATGTAGCTCCACATCTACACATAGCATTTACATAATTCATATATTCATGATAATCTGGTTGAAAATCATATAATTTCATTTCACCTTCTTTTAGGTCACCTAATACACTATTTATTCCAATAACATCATTTCCAGATAGTAATGCTTGAGCAGTACTCATTTTACGATCTTTAGATGTTGATGGTAGAAATGATGGATTTCCCGGTATTATAGTACAAACAGGAGCTTCCATCAAAATATGCTCTGTAAAGTTTCTTCCTATAGTAGGAGAAACTGCTTTCATTCTTGGATCTACTATATCACTAAATTGATATGGTATTCCAAATAATCTCATAGAGAGATTGGATATATTTTTAGTAGCAGAAGTAGCTCCAGAAGAAGATTTTCTACGAGAAGATGTAGTAGTTGATTTAGATGAACTACTACTCTTTTTATTAGCAGATTTCTTTGGAACTTCTTTTTTACCACTCTTTCTTTTTTTAGATTTAGCCATAAATAATTTCCACCTTATATAAAAATAATGGATAAGCCAAGGTTATTTCCAAGGCTTATCCTTTTGTTTTTAAGGTGATTAATAACCACCTTTTGCTATAGCTCTTGCAGTAGCTTCATTTTTAGATACATTTCCTAGTGAAGTAGTGTTTGCATTAAAATTCTTAGCAGGATTCTCATTATTACCTGTTACAACTATATTATTAGTTCCACCAGTAGTAATAGATGAATTTCCTTTTAAGTTATTTAACAAATCTAATTTAGATGAAGTTGTACCTGTATTAACAGCAATAGCAGATAATATTTCTAATGCATTAATAAGAATTTCTTCTGTACTATTATCTGGAGTTGTTTTAATATAATTACTTATATTATTAGAGTTAGATGTAGATGATAATAAATCACTTGTTGATATACTAGCTCCAAATCCACCAGTAATAGATTTTCTTGCATTAGTGGTCGCTTTATTTATTCTTCTTCTATTTCTATTAGATATATTAGCATTACCATATCCACCTACAGAATTTCTTATTCCTCTACCAGAACCACCAGTATTAGCAGAAGCAGTTAATCCATAATCAAGATATTTACTCATAGTTCTACTTATAGCTGGACCCCACTGTCTATCTATATTTTTACCAGCATTATCTGTAAATGCATATCCTATCTTAGCTCCACCGCCAAGACCTGATATATCTAATATCGAATGCTCGTTTCTCTTTTTATAGTATTTTTCATTTAGTGCGTATGTATAACCATCGAATGCTTCAGCAACGTTTGACCATTGTTTTGCATTACCCGATGGATTAACATTAGTAGCACCCCATCCCCATAAGTTATATTTAGTTTTAGCTATATTAGATGTTCCTAATCCAGATTCCTGAGTTGCTATACCTAATAGTGCTAAAGCACTTATTCCATATTTATCCTGAGCAGCTTTAATAGCAGCAGCATCTGATACTTTTACTACAGAATTTTTTCCAGCTAGTCTAGTAGAAATTATTTTTTCAATACTATATTGATCTAACATAGGAAGTTTCTTAATATCGGTTTTATGTAATATATCTGCTGAAGTAGCAGGAATTTTTTGTCCACTAGATACTGATGTAGGGAATCCAGTTGCTTCTGAACTACCAACAGCCATAGTAGCTTCGCCACTAACTTCATTTCCTGCTGTAGGATTTATTATAGGATTAATTACAGATGAGAAATCGGTATTACTCATATCTCCACTTAATACTCTATTAGCAGCTTCAGTAGCCAATCCAGAGAATAATGAAGATATCATACTTAATTTACTCTGATTCTGTTGCATTCCACCTACAGTAGTAGCACCACCACTTGGAGATGATGAAGTTATTCCAGATACATCATTGGATACTGAACTTGGATCAGTCATATTTGCATCTACAGTAACATCTGTTGAACCCCATCCAAGAATACCTTGATCTCCAACATGTCTAGTTTTTAATCCTACCTGTCCACCATTTCTTTCAATAGCATTATCACCTGATGTATTTCCTTCTATAGTATAAACTGTAGAACCATTAACACCAACAACAACACCAGTATGTGAACGTTGATAGAATATCATATCTCCAGGTTTAGGAGTTTGACCTGGTTGTAACCACTTACCAACAGCTTTAAATTTACTTACATTAGTAGCACAACTTGCTGTCAATGCACCATATGTAGTATTAGATGCAAGAGTTCTATCTCCACCAGCAGCTTGTAAGAATACCCAAGCAACAAACGTAGCACACCAAGGTTGTCCATTTGGATGTCCCACATCTCTAGCATACTTAGTATAATTTCTTGTACCACCTGGAGTTTTAGAATCAAGATTTTGTGTATTATCTTTTTCCATATATCCAATTTCATTCTTAGCAATTTCAATAATCTTAGATGAAGTAATTCCACCTCTACCACCAAATTTCTTTTTAGGTATTAGTATTCCTCTTCCACCATTATAATTATTGCCAATAGACCAAGATGAAATAGCTCCACTTGATAATGCTTCTGGTTTATATGCTTTAGAATAATTTTTTCCTCTAGGGTCATTTACAAGAATATTACCATTATTATCGTGTCCTACTGCAACTACATAATGACCGGCATTAGTATATGCATTACCACCTTTACCAAGTAATACAACAGGATTACCTGAAGATACTTGAGATGATAAATCTACCGCAGAAGGATTATTTAATTGAGTACTATTCAAACCACTCATTGTAGCAGCTTGACCAATAAAATTAGAATTAGTACCAGTTTCATCTCTATTACCAGTAAATTTAGCCATATTAGCCATTTGTATTGGAGTTACATCCTGTCTAGATTTAGCTGTATTAATAGCCATTGCCATAGCAGTTGGACCACAACCAGCATCACTCATTGTTGCAGAATCAGCTCCTGTATTATATCCTTTACCTGACCATCTAGGATCATTCTGAGAATAATAATTAGCTCCATTTACAACATCACCAAATCCACCATATTTAATAGATCTTTTATTTCCTTTTCCAAATCCACCAGTACCAGAACCACCACTATTACCACCCGATAACCATTTAGTGAAGTTACTCCAAGCATTTTTAGCAGCGTCCATTCCCTTACTAAAAGTATCTTTAGCTTTCTGTCCAAGGTTTTTAAGTCCCACTGATAATACATTATCTTTTACAGTAACTTCACCTTCTGTAAGTAAACCAGATGCTATCATTTTTTCAATGTCATCTTTAGGAATATTTTCTCCAATAACATCACCAAGAGGATTGTAGTATGTATAGGTATTACCATTTTTTACATAGTAAGAACCATCATTATAGTACCAAGCACTCTTTTTAGTCTTAGTAGTAAATAAACCACCAATCATTTTTAAGATATTTCCACCAGCAGATTTTACTTTATTAAAGAATCCACTAACAGTATTTCCTACTGTGCTAGTAACATCTTTAAATAAACCAGCGACTTTACTAATTCTTTCTTTTAATAAACTTATAGTATTAGTAAATTGAGTACCTAATTTTTGATCACTAGGAACTTGTCCTTTTACAAGAATACCAGATGATATTAAACTATTTACAGTTTCAGAATCAATTCCTTCATCAATAAGATCACCACTAGCAGTATAATGATTATAAGTTTTTCCTAATTGAGTATAATAAGAACCATCTGCATCTATCCAACAAGTACCTGTCAGCATATTAAATACAGTAGATGCTTTAGTTCTTAAATCATCAAATTTTTCTTTAAGTCCAGATATAACAGGACTTCCAATATATTTAGTAAATCCATCCCAAACAGGACCTAATACTTTAGTAACTTTATCCCAAGCTCCCGATAATATTTTTTTACCAGTATCAAATACTTTACTAGCTGTAGATTTATCTTTAGCTTCGTAAGTACCTATAGTTAATTGACCAGTACTTATCATTCTAGAAAGCATAGTTTCATCTATTTTATCTAATTCATCACCATTAGCTGTATAATGTTGACCATCTTGGAGATAATAAGAACCATCGGCGGCATAGAAGCAATTTCTCTTAGTACTAAAGAATTTAGTAATCGGATTATCATAGAATTTATATTTAGCTCCTTTTATGAAAAGACTACCAAATGTTTTAACTCCATCCCATATTCCAGTTAATACAGGAACTGCTTTATTCCAAGCATCCTTAAGAGCTTTACTTCCTTTATCTAATAATTCTTCACCTTTAGATTTTTCAAAGGTATAAGTACCTTTCATCAACTGACCAGAATTAACTTTATATTGTAATTGAGTACTTTCTAGTTTATCTAGTTTTACTCCATTAGCTGTATAATGTTGACCATTTACATCATAGAATGAACCATCTGCATCATAAAATACATCTCTATCTTTAGAGAATAATTTATCTAACTGGTGTCCTATTATAGTACCAACTGGACCTAATGCGGTACCAATTACAGCACCTTTATTCTTCTTAAGGAATCCACCAATACTACTACCAAGTTTTTTAGCACTATTTACTATTTTAGCTCCAAATCCAGATTTCTTATTTTCAGTCATTGAAGATATATCTATAGATTCAGCACTTACATAACCTAAATCTGATCCATCTGCTCCAGTAACTTGATATGTACCATCTTGATTCTTCTTATAGGTATTTCCTTTATCATCAGTATAACTAGTTTCTCCATTCCAGAATTTACCAAATTTAAAAGCAGTTCCTTTTACAGTTTTACCAACTACAGTAGCAGCTTTATCAAACATAGAACCATTCTTCTCTGTATTCCAATCTTGGAAAGATTTATATGATGCTTTATAAGTACCATTCTTAACTCCTTCTACAAATTGGTCATAAGTTACATTTGGTCCAATTATACCAGCTTTCTTTTGAGTTTCATACTGCTGTTGTAATTTACCATCCCTCTGCTCAAGATAAGCATTTTGCCATTCTGTTTGAGCAGCATCTAATGCTTTAGCTTTATCTGAATCAGCACCAACTAATACTTTATATAATCCAACTGCCATTGAATGTAGCAGATCTACACCCATTGCTCCACCAACTAATGAAAGTATAACATCAACTATACTACCGAGAGTTGTACCAGTAATAAGACCAAATACAGAAGCAATAAGTTTCATATTACCATCTACTTTATCTGGAGCAACTTGGAAAAGTTTAGCAGTACCAGAAAGACCATTTAATGCATTTATAGATGCAAAAGCAACTTCAGTTAATCCAGCAGTAACAGCAGCACCAGTTACATGAGCTCCAGTAACAGCAGATATCTTAGTAGCCATTTTTTCTGCTAATTCATCCCAATGACTTTTAAGAGCTTTTATAATAACACTTGGTCCATATTTAAATACTTTTTCACTAGCTTCTTGACCAGTTTTCTTAGCAAATTTCTCCGTTATTAAATCAAAGAATTTTTGTATATATGAACATACTTTAGATAATAATCCATCACCCTTCTCCGCTTTCTGAGCTATAAGTTTACCAATATCATCACCCACGCCACTAACTTTGTTCATTGCTTTAGTAACGATACCATTTTTACCTACAGTAATATCGTCATATAATCCTTCTGCTCCAATAATACCTCTCTCATACAAATATCTTGCATTTTCAAGAGATTCTCCACTTTTCATTATTCGTGTAGTAGTAGCTTTTGAAAATAATCCAGCTTTTATTGCTCCACCTAATTTATTTCCTACTTTACCACCAACTTTTACAAATCCTCTACCCAATTTACTAAGAATAGGATTTTTAGAAGCATTTTTAATGATATTACCAGCTAATTTCATTCTACTTTCAGTATTATGAGTAGCTTCTCCCATATCATTAGTAAAGATATTACCTTTTTTAACTTCATTTATTTCTCTTTGCATTTCTTGGTCGGAATTATTACCATTAGTTCTAGTAGCATTCTGTTGAGTCCAATCGTAATCTTTTTTAGCATCACTTACTGTACCACCAAGAAAAGTTCCTATACTACTAGCAATTCCACCAAGACCTTGAATTATTCCATTCATTAATGATGGGAAATTCTTCATCATCCAACTACCAATTATTAAAGCTCCAGCAGTAATTAAACCTTTCTTAGAGAATATTGCATCCCATCCTTTTTTAAAGTTATTTACTGATTCACCATTACTATTAGTAGCTTTAATCATATCTTCACGATATTTCTTTTCTTCTTCTTTCTCTTTTTGCTCCTCTTTTTCTTTTCTTATTTCATTAGCAGTTCTAGCTTCATCTAATGCTTTCTTTTGATTATCTGATGCTATATCATTTCTTGCTTCTACTGCTATTCTAGCAGCTTCTGCTACAGCAGCTTGTTGTTCAGCTGATGTTTTAGCGGCACCAATAGCAGCATTAGCATTTACCATTCTATTCTCTCTATCTTCATCAGAAGCAGCTTCATTATAATCTACTGGGGTTTCACTAGATTTACTAAAGAAAGAACTAAATCTTCTTCTACCAGATTTAACTGCTTTAGTTGCAGCTTTAGTAGCTTTATTAGAAAGAACTTCAACACCTTTCTTACCTACATTAATTAACTCTGCTCCTTTTTCTCCTACTAGAGATAAACCAGATTTAATTAATCCACCAATAGAGTGCTGTTCTACATTCTCACCTGATTCCATTGCAGCATCTTGTACTTCTTCAACTTCATCATCATTTTCTGTAGGTTCTTCTGACCCTGTTAAATCTATTAATTTAAGATATGCTTTTGTGTTATGTTGTTTTATGTACTTTCTAGCACCAGCTGTATCTTTATCAAATTTACCACCAGTAGCACTCATAATAAGTTTATCTACTTTACTTGATGTAAAGTATTTAAACATATGCTTTACATTCTTGACAGTGTGTAATCCATCTAGAGTATTTTTAACTCCTCTAGTAACTTTATTAACATTTCTAACTACATCATTACCTAATTGAGAACCAGTAGTAGGAGCAGAAATTGCTCTACCATTACTTCCTTCTACAGAATTAGCAATACGAGTTCTTAACTCATCATCTGTTGTATTTTCATCAAATGTAATTCCTCTAGCTTCAGCTTCTTTACGAAGATCTTCTGTTTTCATTCCATTTAATGCACCCATAACATTTTGAGCTTGAGCTGTATTATTTACTGCTTTAGATTTTCCGCTAATATTAGCAATAATAGTTTGTACTGCATCAGAAATATTTTTCAAGAAGAAAGTTTGTTTTCCTTCATCAGATAATTTATTAGGATTTGCTTTAGCTAATTCTTCTACTGTCATAGAAGCTCTTACATCAGCAGATTCACCTACTAATTTAGCATATGCTCTAGGGTCGTGCATTCTTAACCACTTTCTAGCTTCTTCAGTATCTTGACCAAATTGACCTTTACTAGCTTTATTAATAATCTGAGCATTTTTAGTAAGTTCTTTATCTGATTTATATTGAGCTTTAATTTCTTCTTGTCTTGCTTTATAATCAGCATTATTAAGTCTCATTCTTTCACTTAATGTACCGAATAATCCACCTCTTTCTTCCATTTCTTTACGGAAGTTTTCAGCCCATGTAGTACCATTAAGTCTACCCTTAATTCTTTCTCCAATACTCTTATCACCAACTTTAATATTACCTATTCCTTTAGCTACAGCTTTAGTAGCTTTTCCTATTCCAGCTAATAACATAAATGGTGTTTTAAGAATATTGAATATTCCTTTAAAGAGCATTTGTATACCAGATTTAATTCCAGTTTTAATAAGAGTTCCTACATCTTTAATAAATCCTTTTACTACTCTTACAGGTAAGAATTGATTAAATCTTTCTGCAAGATTAAAAGTTTTAATAGTAGCAGCAATAATAGCACCCGGAGCTTTTGCAGCTGTTGATAATGCTGTATATACAGTATGAACTCCTTTAGATAAAATATTACCTATTCCTTTTGTAACAGGAGAGAATAATTCTCCTAAAGTATCTTTAATAGATAAACCTAAATTCATAAAGAATTTACCAGTTCTTTGTACTAATGAAGATACCCATCCACCTAATTTATCTGCTACAAATTCAGTAGCAAATCCAACAGGTGCAAGTATTTTATGCTCTATTACATTAAGAGCATCTGATACCATAAATTTAAATTCAGTCTTTAATGGACTCAATATATTAGCATTAATAGTATTACCTATAATACCAAATATACCTTGTTTTTTAACTTTTTCACCATCACCTAAATTTAAACCATCTTCTTTACCGAAGAAGAATTCTTTTAAGTTTTTACCCTGAGATGCAATTCCTAAAGAAAGACCAGCTATAGCACCAACAACAGGACCACCCATAAGTAATCCAACAGCACCACCTGCGGCAGCACCAGTTGCACTCATACCAATAGCTTGCATACCCTGTTTACCTATTTCTACTTCTTCTCCATTTTTACTAGAGAAATGAGAAGACCAAGCATCTGCAATAGCATTCTTTAATCCTTTTTGACCTTTTTGTGGATTACCCAACCAAAAATCTTGGAACATTTGAGATTTAGTTAATATTCCACCAGCTAATCCCATAATAGCTCCACCAACAGGACCACCAACTAAAGTACCTAATAATCCACCACCAGTAAGCATTCCAACTCCTGCTCCAACAGCAGTAGAACCAATTAGATGATCTTTATTATCTTTAAAGAATTTTTGAGTTTGTTGTGAAATAATACCTTTAGAAATTTCATTTCCTTCTTCATCCACTTCACCAAACATCCACTTCTGAAATTTTTCACTTCTTGATAAGAATCCACCAATAGCACCAACACCAGCACCAACAAAAGGACCACCAATAACTGAACCTAAAAATCCACCCATTGACATTCCTACACCAGCACCAATACCAGCTCCAGTTAAACCTGCATCAGCATTATTCTTTAAGTAATTAATAACTTCTTTAGCTTTATTCTTTCCTTCTTCTACATGCTCTTTAGTATTTTCATCACCAAAAAAAGCTTTAGTCCAACCAGTTATTCCATCGGTAAATATATTCTTAGCTTTATCAAATAATGAGGGTCCACTATTCTCATCTTTTTTATATTCACCAGTTTCCGGATCTTTTACTTTACCAAATATTTTGAGCATAATTCCATCTTTGATAGAAGAACCAATAGAATGAAAATTATCTTTTACATCATCTATAGTTTTATTAAAGAATCCTCTTACGTTATTATATAGATCAGATAATATTCCACCCTTTCTTTTATTAGTCTCTTCATCTTTTTCACCAAAGAAAAATAATTTAGCTTTATTAGTAATATCTGAGAAAGTTCTTTCTATATAAGAAGCAGCATCTCCAAATAATCCTTTTACATCACCAGAGAATATAGATTTAGTTGCTTTAACAGCAGCATCGGATACACCTTTAACTGTACTGATAACTTTATCTACATTATCACCAGTTGTTTGTCTTCCTCTTCTAAATCCTTCTCTAACATCAGAACCGAATTGCTTAAATCTTTCTCCTATAGTACCATTATAACCACTACGAGCATAAGGAAGATTTGAATAACCTTGTTCTAGTACAGCTTGTTCATGGGATTCAAAATCAGAATTACTCCAAGCATTCTTATCGGATCTTAATCTCTTATTTTTTCCTTTAGTAACTGCATATGTACCATAGCCAAGGATTTTATCCATGGCTTCATCAATATCCATCCCATTAAATAATGAATGGTCTAAGTGATTAACATTTCTAGCTTCAGTTATTCTCTCTACAGCATCTTTTCTTTCTGCTTGAGCTCTGAATCTAGCAGTATCAATATCACTTATACTTTTACTATCAGTAGCATACATCTTCATAGCGTAATCTATAAGATTTTCTTTTACTGAAGAATGAGCTCCTAATGAATTCATTATTTCTATTAATATAGGAAAAGTAACAGTTCTATTTTCTCTTTCAAGTTTTAAGAATAACTCTTGAATAGTTTTTTCATATTCTGCTTGAGTATTCTTATATTTATCCATTGCCTTTTTATCATTTACATTTTCAGGCATTTTTAAATCAGTAACTATCTTACTGATATTTTCACCAAACTTAGATTCAGCAAATGCACTATTTATAGATAACTGAAGTTCTTGAGCGAGATTCATATTCATAGTATCTCTATTCATATATCTACCAGTATTCTCGTCAAAGAATTCTTCATAATCTCTCATTTCTTTAAGAGCATTTTTATTTCCTTTAGTAGCAATTACTTTAAGTAATGCAGTTTGTTCTCTAAGTTCTTTAGTAATTATTTCTGTTATAGCGTGTTTTGTTTCTCCATCAAATGGAGTTGCTCTTTTATCTATATCAGCTTTTTTAAATGATTTTATTTTATCATTTCTAAAACCAAAAGATTCACCTATAAATCTTTTAAATGCGGAAGCAAAATCATTTCCTTTAGTATCTGCTAAATCTCCTATTTTAGAAAGTAATCTAGGAACTGCATGTGAGAATGTAGTTTCTAATGTTTGTAATGTAGTAGTTAACATTTTTGGCATCATATAACTAACTAAAGTTTCTGTAGCCATACCAAGTGGATTGGATACTAATTGATCTAACATCATATCATTATCAAGCAATCCAGCTACCATACCAACAGTAGTTTTACTAAATGCTTTCTTCATATTCTGCTTTACAAAATCTTTATATGATTTTAGATTAATACCGCCAGTCTTACTATTCAATACATCAGATACTGATAGTTTTTGACTACTCTGTTTTTCTTCTTCAGTTAGTCTACCCATCTTCTCATAATATGCTAAAGAACTTTCTATGAACTTAGCCATATTCTCATTATTAAAAGAATTTATAGAAGATAACTCGGTTGATATATTACTCAGATGATTTAATATCTCAGCATGATTTTTAGCCATCTGATGCATAGCAGTTGATTGAACTGCAATAAATGCATCCATACTTGCTTTTTGCATTTTAACTTGAGCAAGTTGACCTCTTTGTACTTGATCACTAAGTTTAACTACGGCTTCAGATGTTCCAGTATTCTGATAGACATTATAGATATTTCCACCTTCTCCACCATCATCACCAAAACTAGTACCATCACCATCCATATCACCGAATCCCATAGTAGCCATTAAAGCTTCATCTGCACGGTCTTCGTTATTTAAATTACCAGATTTAATATCTGTTAATGCATTCTTATATGCTTTTTCAGCATATTGAACATATCTATTTCCCCTTATAGTATCTGATACTTTATTAATAGATGCTAAATTTTGTCTAGTAGATGTTACGAAATCTCTACCTATTTCAGCACCTGTTGTAACAACATCAAATAAATTTGGGGTTATATCTTTAATTACATTTCTAGTACTAATACCAATACTTTTCATTGCATTTTGCAACCATTTAGTATTAATACTCTTATTAGACATTTTTAGAAAATTGGCTTTAGATCCAGTAGTTTTAGCCATAGATTTTTACCAACCTTTCATAAGTATAATGTAGGGATAACCCATTATACCAGTGTTTTTAAGGGGTATTTACGAGAAAAAAAAGAATTATAAAGAAAAAAAATAAATAGACTACAGGTGGAGTAAAACCTGTAGTCTTAAGTGTGTGACATGAAGTGATGAGTTTGGAAAAAGTAGTAATAATAAAATTTTTTTTGGAGATTTTCTTTAGTCAATACTCAAATACGTTTTTTTTTGAAGACTTTGGAAGCATAATTATGTTTTACCGTCTATAGGTATTTTCTGTCCATAAATAAATTTATATTACTCATCACTTCTATAAAGATGTTATATCATTATAAATCTATTTCCATTTCTTCTTTCTTTTCTTATTATCTGAATAATTAATAAACCATTGATGAGAATCAAAATCTCCTTTTACTCTAATCCACTTACCTCTATCATTTAATTTATAACTATTGATTTGATCTTCATTTAATACTTCAATAATCCATTTTAAATCTTCTATTACATTAGAATCAGTTAATGATATTAGAGTTTCTACTCTTCTATCTAAATTTCTTGTTAATAAATCTGCACTGCTGATATAATATTCGGGATGTTTATTATTCTTAAAATAATAAATTCTACTGTGTTCAAGAAATCTTCCTACTATAGATTTTACTTCTATATTCTTTCTAGGAATAATACTACAAGCACCCCGACATATTATTTTAATCTTAACTCCACTATCAGCAGCTTCATATAATTTATTAACCATTTTTATATCAGATAAAGAATTTACTTTAATAAAGATTTCTCCTTTATTTCCTTTCTTTACATTAGAGATTTCTCTATCAATACATTTTTCTAATTTCTTTCTTAAATTCACAGGAGCATAGAAAACTTTATTCAATCCTTCATCTGGTCTATTATTACCACTAAGAATAGAAAATATCATTAATAAATCTCTACCTATTTTTTGTTTAGAAGTAAAGTATGATAAATCAGTATATAATTTACCAGTTTTCTCATTATAATTACCAGTACCTACATGAGAATATATTTTAACTTTATCTCCTTCTCTTCTTACTACTATACACATTTTACAATGAGTTTTAAGATACTCTTCACCCAGTACAACTCTTACTCCATTTCTCTGGAGTTTCTCAATAACTTTTATGTTATTATCTTCATCAAACCTAGCTTTTATTTCTACTAAAACTACTACTGATTTACCATTCCTTGCAGCATCGCATAATGCATTTACTATAGGAGAATTAATACTAGATACTCTATAAAGAGTTTGTCTTATTACTTCTACATTTGGATCCATAGCTGAATGTTGAATAAATTTAACTACTGTATCATAGCTATCATAAGGGTGATGTAATAAAATATCTTCATTATTTATAGCATCAAATATATTATAATAATTCTCATAGTTCTCATATTGAAATGGATCAAATTCTTTATAAGATTCTTTAATCCCCAATATCTTTTCTTTACTAAATACTTTATAATCAATTACTATCTTTTTATTATAGATATGATTATTTGGTATTTTAAATATAGTAGATAATAATTTTTCCATTTCATCATCTGTATTATCTCTTAACTCTAAGAATAAAGATTTAGATGTATTTCTTTTATTAAGAGTATCTATCATTCTATCTACTATAAATTTACTTTCATCATGTGATAAAATAACAGATGCATCTTTAATTATTTTAAATACACTAGTAGAAATTATTTCTTGATTAATAAATAGAGTATCTTTCATAAAGAATGTAATAATATCCTCTAATAAAAGGATATTATTACCAATTTGATATAATCTACCGATATTATTTGATAATGGTATAATTACTAACCTATCATTACCATTTCTTTTTACTATAGTAGAAATGCATACAGTACCTGAAGTTATATTATAATTCCCATCACTAATATCAATAGGAGTTATTAATGGAAATATCATTTCATCATATACTTCTTTTA